CTTTAGTTTCCCTATCAAGTCACCTAAGGGATCAGTCACAAGAGACGACATGTCTGCCATCGAGCAGCTGGAGTTGTGGCTGACGTACCAACGTCACTTTACAGATCATAAGCCATCCGTCACGATTACTGTAGCTGACCATGAGTGGCCTGGTGTCGGTGGCTGGGTTTACGACCACTTCGATGAGATGTCTGGTGTAAGCTTCTTACCTAAAGATGAACACACGTACCAGCAAGCGCCCTATCAAGACGTCGACAAGGCTACCTACGAAGCTGCCCTGGCTAAGATGCCTAAGCACATCGATTGGGATCTTCTGGCAGACTATGAGCAAGGTGACACAACGAAGGGCAGTCAAACGCTAAGTTGCACTGGTAGTGTATGTGAAATCGTTGACGTAGAGGCAGCTTAGGTTGAATTGCTGTAAAATGGTATTAAATATGTCCAATGGTTTATTCCAAAAAGAAGTTAACTTTAGAAGAACACGCCAAGTTTGACTTTCTTGATGCTCAAGCAAAGTTTGAACTACAGCTATTCAAAGACCGCGAACGATGGATCAAAGAAAGCAAGATGAGTGCTTACTTTCAGTCCACCAGGATCAAGGCTGCATTTGCACGTCAATTGGTTCTGTGGGAGCATCGTGATCTAGGGCAGACAGTACAGATGATTACTACTGCCCTGGAGATACCCAGAGAGACTGTCAGTCGTATTGTGAGCGAATGTCACGCTGCTAAATATATCTACAGAAACCCTCACAAAGGTTACCAGCGCTACTGGTTACCGTCTGATGAGCTTGTAGATGACATGGCAAAGTACGCAGAGTACATAGCTCAGACGTGGATCGACAGCGGTTACTTTGATATTTCAGCCTTTTACCCAGAGTTACTAAAGTATCAACGGATGAAAGACAAAGGTGATGTCGTATCACATTGTGAAGACACCCAGCAAACACTACATTTATTACAGTTAAAGAGAAAGACCTGAGGGCGACGCTTGCCGAAGCGAGGTCAACTACTCAGGTCTAACATCGGTTTAGCCACCGACAGTCTATAGATAGTAGCCAGATGTATACATTACAATAGCCACTGATAATACTGTTGTTTAATTAGGGACCCCTTACGAAGGTATACACAATGTATGCCACGGTTTTCCCCCGTCCTGATGGACTACATATGACACTCCTCCCTCTTATGTGTGGTCCATCGGACACCTTAAGAACCACATCTGACACACGACATATGAAGGACATATGATATATGCTCAAGACTAGCTTCGGATTAACAGTTGCACCTAGCCAGGTAGGACACGAGTTTACCTGGGTCGACGACAGTCAAACCCTCAGTGTCACGTCTGACATAACTAGCGACGGACTAAAGGTGGATGCTGCGTTGGATACTCTCGGTCCACATGATCATCAGTCTACCGAGGTGGATGATACCACGGTGTAACCACAGTGTGCTACCGAGGTGTAACCACAGTGTAACCACAGTGTTACTGAGGTGGTTACTTAGGTCCCCATTTGTAACTTAAAGAAAAACACCTTAGCCTAACAACTATCGCCAATGTCTAATGTCTGACTATCGATACACCATCAGATCATATGCATGTCATCGGATATAGTATCCGTTGACCTGGTAAGCTATTGATATCATTGGATACCAGTAGTCTAATCTAATCAATGTCCAATGAATCAATAACTTTAGTGGGTCCCATGTCCGACATTTGACCCCCCAGTGGTCTAATCAATCAATAGATTTCAAAAGACCGTTAAAGGTTGTTCTTGTTGTTGTTGTTGTTAGGCTCTTTGAAGCAGAAACCACAGTACCACCACAGTCCCTCTTACGCATTCGCCAGTAGACCCCAGTCTCACCCACCACCACAACCATTAGAACCACCATCACCAGGAGTACCGTCATGGCCTTAGAATCTGGCACGTTCATCAATAGTCTGAACGCTAGTAACCCAGCGTCCACTGATGGCCTAGGTCAAGCAGACGACCACATACGTCTCCTCAAGAGTACCATCAAGAGTACCTTCCCCAACATAGACGCAGCCGTCACAGCCACCGAGGACAACCTCAACCTACTTACGTCCTTTAGTAGTGCCAGTGGTACGTCAGCTGACCTCAACCTCTTAGCTGGTCAGGCAGCTGGTGGCCTCACCAGTACCGAGCTAGGGTACCTCAAGAGTGTCACCTCGGACATCCAAGCACAAATCAATGCCATCACCGTTGCAGCTAGTGGCAACCTAGCGACCACAGACTTTGCAGCTGCCAACTCAGGCACTGGCTACGGCTCCTTAGCTTATGACAACTCAGGTAACTACACGTACACCCGTGTCACCAACAGCAACATTAGGGGTGCCTTCTCAGCTGGGACCAACATCTCCATAGATGGCAATGGTGTCATCAGTTCACCTACGTCGTCCTTCACTGGTGGCACTGGCATATCGATCTCTGGTTCCACCATAACGAACAGTGCACCCGACCAAACAGTGACACTAACGGGGTCTGGTGCTACCTCGATCAGCGGTACGTACCCTAACTTCACCGTCAGCTCTACAGACACAGATACCAATACGACCTACACGGGTGGCAGTGGTATCACTGTCTCAGGCACCACCATAAGCACAAATACCACCTTAGGTGCCGTAGGCACTTACGCCTTCCTTAAGTCTGCTACGTCAGCTGGCTCTACAGTCTCAGGGAGTAGCCTTTTCTTAACGGACACTAACCTAAACGCTGGGTCTGCTCCTAGTGGTACCTGGAGATGCATGGGCCACTCAACAACAAATGGTGCAACAGTATTCGTGAGGATTTCATAAGATGACAACGACAGTAGCTACGATCACAGAGTACAGAAACGCAGTGTCACTATCAGCTGATAACGCTAGAATGGATGTCGAGATAAATCACCCCACCTATGGCTGGATACCTTACACCATAGATCCCACCGACACAGACACCACAATAGACAACGCAGCGCTCCTGGCACTGGTCGGGGATGACTTTGCGCCTTCCACCCAGGAAGCACGAGATGCAGCTACCGCCGCCTCTGTCAGGGCATCAAGAGACAGCCTACTTGCCACCCAAGTAGACCCCATTGTCAGCAACCCACTGCGCTGGGACGCCATGACAGATCAACAGAAAGCTGACATGAGTTCCTATCGTACTTCGTTGCTTAATGTCCCCCAGCAATCTGGTTTCCCCAACACTGTCTCATGGCCCACCCTGTAATGCCGATATCTGAGATTATCCTATATGCCTTCATGGCTACCGCAATCGTCTTTATCTTCGTTACCGTCGTTATCGACAACAATAAGAATGAACGGAAGTAATCAATTATGCCAAACCTACCGATCCGCGATTTAGGTTCCGTAGGCGTAATCACTGACATTGACCCTTTCAACTTACCCCTCAACGCATTCACTAGAGCCAAGAATGTACGCTTTGACCAAGGCAACGTGCGCCGCTCTCCAGGCTTTAGGTCTATTACACCCGTCAACGGTTTTACTCCTATATTTACACACGGCCTCTATAATGCCACAGGATACGACACTGTCGTTATCGTCAGTAATACCTTTGACGTCCACGAGTTTTCCAATGGCACACTATCGCTCGACTACGCCACGTCTTCCTCAGCAAGTACTGCACAAGTAACAGCAACCTCCCTAGCTAACGTACAGTATCTGAACAGGGCAGACGTGGTGCCTTTGTATCGGACACCAGCTATGTCTAACTTTGCCAACCTGGTAAATTGGGATGCCACACACCGCGCTGCTTCCATTAGATCCTTTGGTGACTTCTTGATTGCCCTCAACATGACTGAAGGCGGCTCTGCGTTTCCCACCAGGGTACGCTTTAGTAACATAGCGACTGCAAACAATGCCCCAGACAGCTGGGACGCTACAGACACCACCAAGTCAGCTGGCTTCAACGACATAGCCCAGATGAATACACCCATCATAGACGGGGCCACCTTAGGCTCCAACTTCTTGATCTACTCTAGTGACCAGGTGTGGCTCATGGAGTTTGTTGGTGGCACCTTTATATTTAACTTCCGTAAGCTTTTCAGTGACGCTGGCGTCGTCAATCAGAACTGCATCGTCGAGGTCGAAGGCAAACACTACGTCTTCGATCAGAAAGACATCTACGTGACAGACGGCGTCTCCAGGCAATCCATAGTCGACGGGCGCATCAAGGACTACGTCTTCTCAGGAATAGACACCAGCGCCTTCACCAGGTGCTTCGTGCAGTACGACCAGTCACGCGAAGAGATATACTTCTGCTACAAAAGCTCCGACGACATGGCAGAGTTTACCAACGGCGAAGGTTGCAACAGAGCAGCTGTCTTTAACTACAGAAATAACACCTGGTCCTTCATGGATCTGCCTAACGTCTTCGCTGGCACCAGTGCCAACGTAAACACCGTGGCTACATATGCCTCTACGTCGCAAACCTACGATGCAGCTGGTGGTACATACGCCGCACAAGACGCTGGCTTCACACGTCACATCCTTATGCTAGGACAAGCGTCCACGAGCGATAGCCTCAGCAATGCCAAGCTCTATGGCCTCGATGGCATCAACGAGAGCTCGTCTTTGTCTGAAGCCTTAGACACAACAGCCACCAAAGGCATCAAGCTAGAGCGCACAGGTATTGACCTGGATGAAGCACAGTTGCCCCTCACAGGATACAAAGCGATACGCAAGATGGTCCCTCAGTTCTCTACAGTGGCATCCAACAAGGACTTTGTTGTCTCAATGGGAGCAGCCGACATAGCAACCGAGGTTCCCACCTACGACACAAGCTTTACCTTTGACAGTGACACCGCATACAAGATCGACTCAAGATCCTCAGGTCGCTACCTCAGCTACAAGATAGAGACGACAGACATCAAAGACTTTGCCGTCTCAGGTTTTGACTTCGACGTCATGGCGACGGGGAGACGCTAGACATGGCAACCAATGAGATTACCGACGTCACTGTAAATGCATACGTCAGACGGCCCGTTCCGTCGCTTGAGGAGAGCATTAAGATCTACATAGCCCAAGAGCTACAAGCCATCGAGAACGCCGTAAGAAGCGTCATTGAAGGTACAATACAAGTAGTGGACAACCCACCAGACAGCCCCAAGAAGGGCATGGTGCGCTATGCGGTAAGTCCCTGGGACCCTCTCAGTAATGGGTACAGTGGTCTCGTCGTCTACAACGGCTCGTCCTGGGTACAAGTTTAAACTAAAGATAAAACATACATACATATAAGATTGGAGAAGCCTATG